TTAAACACAAAAAGGGGTCCCACTACTACAGGTTGTATTGCTTAATTTACACATTCGTGTATACTGAAAACATATTGGTACCATGGACTTGAATAAGGTAAATATAGATAAATTACCTGCAGATGTCAGAAAGACCTTTAGACAACTTCAAGTGTTACATGCAGAAAAAAAGATACAGAATAAAGCCAAGCAAGATTTTTTATCTTTTGTAAAATGTGTGTGGCCAGATTTTGTAGAGGGGTCCCACCACAGACACATTGCAGATAAATTTAATAAATTGGCTACGGGTGAAATAAACCGGCTAATCATTAATATGCCACCAAGGCATACAAAATCAGAATTTGCATCCTATCTTCTGCCAGCATGGATGGTGGGCCGTGATCCAAAGCTCAAGATTATTCAAGCAACGCACACGGCAGAACTAGCAATAAGATTCGGTCGTAAGGCAAAGAATCTAATCGATAGTGATGACTACACAAAAATTTTTAAAACAAGATTACAAGAGGATAGTAAAGCAGCAGGACGTTGGGAGACATCACAGGGCGGCGAATACTTCGCAGCCGGTGTTGGTGGAGCAATAACAGGTCGTGGTGCTGATCTTCTAATCATCGACGATCCACACTCTGAGCAAGACGCAATGTCTAAGACTGCACTAGAGTCAGCGTACGAGTGGTATACATCAGGTCCTCGTCAGCGTTTACAACCAGGCGGTAAGATAGTTATGGTCATGACACGTTGGTCAACAAAAGATCTTACAGGTATGTTGATTAAGAACCAAAGCGAACCAAAAGCTGATCAGTGGCACGTGGTCGAGTTTCCGGCGATCATGGACCACGGAACAAAGCCCAAGCCAGTGTGGCCAGAATATTGGAAGTTAGACGAATTAGAGAAAGTACAAGCAACATTGCCAGTTGCTAAATGGAATGCACAGTGGATGCAAAATCCAACAGCAGAAGAAGGAGCGATATTAAAACGTGAATGGTGGAGAACTTATACGTCGGAGGAAATACCACAACTATCACATGTCATACAATCTTACGATACAGCGTTTCTTAAAAAAGAAACAGCGGATTACTCAGCTATCACCACCTGGGGTATATTCTATCCCAGTGAGGATGAAGGAGCTAATCTTATATTGTTAGATGCAATTAAAGGTAGATACGAGTTCCCTGAGTTACGTAGATTGGCCCTTGAACAATATGAGTATTGGAAACCTGAATCTGTAATTATTGAAGCAAAAGCATCAGGATTGCCACTGACATACGAGCTTAGAAGAATGGATATACCTGTAGTAAACTTTACTCCATCAAAAGGAAACGACAAGCATGCTCGTGTAAATGCGGTTGCACCTTTATTTGAAAGTGGTATGATATGGGCTCCTGAGCAAAAATTTGCTGAGGAAGTCATAGAAGAATGTGCGTCATTCCCATATGGCGATCATGATGATCTTGTGGACTCTACGACACAAGCAATTATGCGATTCAGGCAGGGCGGTCTGATCGGTCACCCTGAAGATTACGTAGACGAAAAGGCAGAAAAAATTAAAAGAGTATATTATTAATGATTAAGTTTGGAATGACAATAGCTGAAATGATTGCTCAATTAACAAGGGGTTTCATAAAAGCAACTGGTAGAAAACCAGATGGTCTTGAAAAAATAAAAATTCAACAAGAAGCAGTTAATAAATTTAAAGAACAACAAAAAGTTGTTGACATGGAGGGTAAAGTTCTTGACCCAGATAAAGTTATAATGGGTGGCACACAAGAAGGAAATGCTCTTAAATCAGGAATCATGAAAGCAACAAATATTAAACCAAGAGCTGTCCCCGAAAGTTTTCAAAAACAAATAGAACAAAAATATGGAATTACATTACAAGGTGACGAAACAGTAGATGAAATTAAAAAAATTATTGAGAACCTACCAACAGATAAAAAAGCAGATGGCGGTCGTATCGGTTTCAAAGGTGGAGCTGATATGGGAACTGTTGATGCAAAAGATAGTAAAGGAAATGTTACAAGAGCAGCTACTGCTAAAAGTGTGAGTGTTTCACCAAGTGGTAGTGTTACAACAAGCAGAACTAAAGATCCAGATCCTGTGGATGATAGATCAACATTTAAACAAACTATTAATCAAAAAAATATTGTAAACAGATCTAAAGAACCAAAAACATCATTTTTTAATAAAGCATACAATACTGGTCAAGAACTTAATTATCTTAGAAATTTAATAATGGGTAATTTTCCGGGTTTGGGTAAACAATTGTTACTTGATTTAGGAAAAAGAAAATTTTTAGATAGTAGAACAATGTTAGATCCACAAGGTATAATAAATGGTTTACCAACAAATGAATTTGCAGAATTAACTGATTTACAAAAAAAAATGTTAGAAGGACCTCAAAAAAATTTAAAAGATATAATGGGTATTTCTAATGAAGAGATATTAAAAAATATAGAAAAATTTAATAATCCTGATTCTCCGGCAACCATTAAAGATATAGAAGAATTTTATCAACAAGCAAAAGAAGGTGGTCGTATCGGTTTTAAAAAAGGTAGTATGGACAGAAGAACGTTTATGAAAATTATGGGTGGCCTTGCAACGTTACCTGTTGTTGGCAGATTTTTTAGAGGCGCAGAAAAAGCAGCACCTATTGCAGAAAAAGCAGTAGAAACTGTTCAAGCTGCTCCCAATTATTTTTTTGAACTTTTAGCAAAAATAAAAGCGTTTGGAGATGATATTACAGGAAGTGCAGAAAGAATAAATGCTAAAAAATATAAAAACTATACTTTAGAAGAAGATATGGTAACTGGTGATGTGACTATTAAAAAAACAAAAGAAGGTGTTGTTGGAGATGCTGAGGGAGTCATGCAAGAAGAATTTATGATTCTTAAAAAAGGTAATATGGATGAAACTACAAAAGGTAGGGTCCCTCCAGATGAATACGAAGAGCTAACTATTAGACCAGACGGAGAAGGCAAAATGAAAGATGTAGAAGATGGTCTTGATAGTGTGGAAGAAATTATTGAAGAAGTTTCTAAAAAATCTGTGCCTATTAAAAAAGCTGCCGGTGGTTTAGCTTACATGTTAGGAGAATAATGGAATTAAAAAAATTTAACGACATGCAGAATTATCTTGTCGAAAATATAGGTAATTCAAAAGGGGCATTCCGTGCTTTTGTAAAACAAGATAGAGATGCAGAAAGATTAGAATTTAACAGAGGCGGTATTGCAGATGAGTTAAAAAAATTTGTTAGAGATTTTATATCTAAAAACGGAAGAATACCTACTCAAAATGAAATAATAAAAGGCACTGGCAGAGCATCTAAAACAATTAAGTCTTATCTAACTGAAGGAACTGATTACGCAAAACCTTTGACAAAGTTAGAAGCTGCTAGACTAGGTGGTAAAAAACCTACAGGTGTTACAGGTATTAGTGAAGATATTCTTAGAGAGTTTAAAAATTTAAAAACAAAAGGTGTCTCAGTTGCTGTTGAGACATCGCCAGCGGGCAGTAAAGTATTTAGAGTTAGGTTTGATAAAAAATTAAATGTGCGAGACATATCTTTGCCAGCTACCATGGATAATTTAAATAAAATAAAAGCTGATGTTGATAGAGTAGTAAGTAGTTCAGAGTACAGAGAAAAAATAAAACCTTTTAGAACAGAAGAAGAGACAAGACAATTTAAAAGAGACAAAGCTGCGATCTACAGAAAACAAGATCCATATCGTATTTATGAAAATTTAAGCAAATATAAAACTAAAAAATATCCTAAGTTGTCAAAAGATTTAGTTATTCATCACAGTCAACCTAAATTTAGAGGACAGGCATTAAGTAGATTTTCTTTAATACCTGCATCTATAAATAGATCTGAGCCAATGATGAAGATAGAGGCTGCACGTAATGCTATTATAACTAACAGAGATAATTTATTAAAAAACCCTGACTTAACTTTAGCACAAAGAAAAAGAATTATAGACGAGACTAATGCTAAACAAATGAGATTAAAAAATAGGATTGAGGGTCCATTAAAAGGTCTTGTAGATTTTGAATTAGCAGAGTTAGATGCGAAAGGAAACGTAATAACTAAATCAAAAGGTTTTGATGTTAGAAAAGGCATGAGCTTTGCAGATGAGTTAGGTGATTTAGATTTATCTAAAATAACAAAAGAACAAGCCGATGAATTACTAGCGTTAGGTAAAAAGAATATAGATCTTCAAGCTTTATCAAAAACAAAAGGTGTAACCTTTGCATCACAATTAAATGCAAGAGTGCCTTTGTTACAAAATCTTTTAGATATGGCCAAAACCATACCAGATGATATAATGAAAAAAAATTATTTAAAGGCGGGTGGAAAAATTTTAGGTTTAGGTTTTGCACCTTTTATTGTTACTGATACGTATAGTAAGTACGAAGAAGGTGCACCAATACTTGAGGCACTAGAGTATGGGTTTTTTAATACAGAACTTTCTCGTGAAATAAAAAAATTCGCAGCTCTCACACCAGAAGAAAGAGAAGCAAGAAGCGTTGTTAAACAAGCAGAAAGAGATGAGATACTTGCTACTAAAGACTTTGCTAGATTAGACAGTGACTTTGCTCAACCTAGAATAAATACAGACTTAACTTTAGAAGATGCAAAAGAAATTTTTGAAAAAGGCAAAGAAAGAGTTAAAGATAAAGAAGCTAAAAGAAATTTAGAAAGAGCAACAAAAAGATCTAATTTTAAACAAATGATTATGGATAAATTATTTCCTGATCCTACGCAACAAATAGAGCTTGCAGGTGGCGGAATAGCTAAACAAGCCGGCGTAGAAGAAGGTCCAGCACCAGAGGCAGGGCCTACACCAGATGGGTTGCCTATTGATTATAATAATGTTAAGAAGATAAAGGAGTAGTAAATGGCAGAAATAGATAAAGGACTCCCTAGTAACACTCGTACGGAGGTTTCAATACCTTCTGAAGAACAAGTTGAAGTCCAAGAAGAAATTGTAGAAAAAGGTCCCGTAGAAGTTATACCGGAAGAGGATGGTGGTGTAACTTTAGACTTTGAACCGGGTGCTATAAATATACCTGGAACAGAAGATCATTTTGATAATTTAGCAGATATTTTACCTGACGATGTTTTAGAGCCAATAGGTAACGATATGGTTCAAAACTACATGGATTACAAAGCATCTAGAAAAGATTGGGAACAATCTTATACGCAAGGTTTAGATTTATTAGGATTTAAATACGAAAATAGAACAGAACCATTTCAAGGCGCATCTGGTGCAACACACCCAGTAATGGCAGAAGCTGTTACACAATTTCAAGCGCAAGCTTATAAAGAATTATTGCCAGCAGATGGACCAGTGAGAACACAAGTTATTGGTGTTAAAAATCCACAAACAGAAATGCAAGCTCAACGTGTCAAAGATTACATGAATTATTTAATTATGGATGAAATGAAAGAGTATGAATCAGAGTTTGATTCTATGTTATTTCATTTACCACTTGCAGGTTCTACATTTAAAAAAGTTTACTATGATGTTCCCATGGCTAGAGTTGTATCTAAATTTGTCCCTGCAGATGAATTGGTTGTTCCGTATACAGCGAATAGTTTGGATGATGCAGAGTCTGTCATACACGTTGTTAAAATGTCAGAGAACGAATTAAGAAAACAACAAGTTAATGGATTTTACAGAGACGTAGAATTATCACCACCAGGCACTGTAGAAAAAAATGATGTTGAAAAAAAAGAACGAGAATTAGATGGCACTAAAAAAGTTGGTAAACAAGAGTCCGTATATACTTTACTTGAGTGTCATGTAAATTTAGACTTAGAAGGTTTTGAAGAGGTTGATGGAGAAAATCAACCTACAGGAATAAAATTACCCTACATAGTAACTGTAGAAGAAGGTAGCCGATTAGTTCTCTCTATACGGAGAAACTATGCGCCCAATGATCTAAAGAAAAATAAGATCCAATACTTTGTCCATTTCAAATTTCTGCCAGGACTTGGATTTTATGGCTTTGGACTCATTCATATGATTGGCGGACTGAGCCGTACGGCAACGGCGGCTCTCCGTCAATTATTAGACGCAGGTACATTATCAAATTTACCAGCAGGTTTTAAACAAAGAGGTGTTAGAGTTAGAGACGAGGCAGCTCCAATACAACCTGGTGAGTTTAAAGATGTAGATGCTCCAGGTGGTAATTTAAGAGATGCATTCTTTCCTTTACCATACAAGGAACCATCACAAACATTATTAAATTTGTTAGGCATAGTTGTACAAGCAGGTCAAAGATTTGCAGCCATAGCTGATATGCAAGTTGGAGATGGTAATCAGGGTGCTGCTGTAGGAACTACGATTGCATTATTAGAACGTGGTTCAAGAGTCATGAGTGCGATACACAAAAGATGTTATGCAGCTATGAAGGATGAATTTAAACTATTAGCGAAAGCAGTGTCACAATACTTACCACCTGAGTATCCATACGACGTTGTTGGTGGACAAAGAAATATTAAACAAACAGATTTTGATGACAGGATAGATGTTATACCAGTTGCAGATCCAAACATATTTTCTATGTCACAAAGAATTACACTTGCACAAACGCAATTACAAATAGCTACATCAAATCCACAACTACATATAAATGCTTTAGGTGGTAAACCATTTCAAGCTTTTCCTGGTCAAGATCACAGAGCGCATATAACTGCGCACTTAAATTTTATGTCAACCAACATGGTTAGAAATAACCCTGCTGTTATGGCAGCGATACAAAAAAATATTCTTGAACACATATCGATTATGGCTCAAGAACAGGTGCAATTAGAATTTAGAGAGCAAATGATGCAGATGCAACAGATGCAAATGCAGGCTGTAATGGACCCGACGGTGCAACAGCAATTACAATCTTTAACAAACGAGATTGAATCTAGAAAATCTGTGTTAATTGCAGAGATGACAGAGGAATTTATGAAGGAAGAAAAGAAAATTACTTCACAATTTGACTCTGATCCACTTTTAAAATTAAAATCTAGAGAAGTTGATCTACGTGCGATGGAAAACGAGCGTAAAAAAGAGAATGACCAAGCACAAATTGACCTTGGTAGAGCTAGATTGATGCAACAAGGTGAAATTGCAGAGGATAAAATGGAGCAAAATGAAGATTTAGCTAAATTAAGAGCGGGTGTAAGCCTTGCAAAGACTGGAATTGACCAAGCAAAAGTCATGATAGAGGATTAATTATGCCATTAAATGAAAAAGGTAAAAAAATTATGAAATCTATGAAGAAACAGTATGGTAAAAAGAAGGGTGAGACTGTTTTCTATGCATCTAAGAATAAAGGTGTTATAAAAGGTGTGGAAAAAACTAAAAAAAGGAGCAAATAGTTATGATGAACTATAAAAAACAAAAAATGGTTAGCGTTCCTGAGCCGAAACTAGCAAAAGATCCTAGATCTGCTACAGTTTCTAACGGTGCTGTCAATTATATTGTTCAACCTGAAAAGGTTGCAGTAAGAGGCACTAAAAGAATGCTACCTGAAAAGAAAAAAACAGCTAGCGTGGTATAATTATGTGGTTTAGCGCATTAAAGTTAGGCTTAAACGCAGCAACGCACATCTATAAGAAAAAACAAGAGACAAAGATGGCGATGGCTGATGCACAGCACATGCATGCCTCTAAGATGGCCAGAGGTGAGAGCGAATACCAAGGAAAATTATTAGAAGCAAGACAATCGGACTGGAAAGACGAATTCGTTTTGCTCGTGCTAACGGCGCCAATTTTGGTAATCGCCTGGGGGGTCTTCTCGGACGATCCGGGTGCAGCAGAAAAAATAAAAATGTTCTTTGAGCAGTTCCAGCAGCTGCCGACCTGGTTCACAAATTTGTGGATCCTTGTCGTCGCGAGTATTTATGGTATAAAGGGAACACAAATATTTAGGAATGGTAAAAAATAATGTCAAGTAAATTTG